TATTTAAACCAAAACACCCAGAAAAGTATGTTGGCGACCCCACCAACATAGTATATCGCTCATCTTGGGAAGTTAAAGTAATGTCGTGGTTAGATAATAATGATTCTATTATAACATGGGCATCAGAAGAACTCTATATTCCTTATATATCACCTGTAGATAATCGCTGGCACCGTTACTTTCCAGACTTTCTGGTCAAATTTAGGACTAAAGACAATAAATTATCAACTATGATGCTTGAGGTTAAACCGAAGAAACAAACGGCACAACCTGATCCACAAAAAAGAAAAACAAAACAGTTTATCAATGAAGTTAAAACGTGGGGTGTCAATCAAGCCAAATGGAAAGCAGCTAACGAATATTGCTTAGACCGTGGATGGGAATTCAAATTGATTACGGAAGACCATCTAGGTCTGTAACTAAATAACTGAATGACATCTAAATTAACTGAAATAACAGCCGCAAGAAAATCTCAAGGACTTAAAATGTCCACAAGAGAATCTTATGCTTGGTTATTGAAAAAAATTGCTGAGTTAAAAAATCCAGTTAAGTTAGCAACAGGAATTAAAACCGAACAACATAGAAATATGAATCGGTTCATCTTAGGTAATCTATATTACTTTTATTATGATCCAAAAGGTAAAGATGATTTGGATTATTATGATAAATTCCCTTTGGTATTGACATTAGAAAAACATACAGATGGGTTTTTAGGACTTAACCTACATTATTTGCCAATACAGTATAGAGTGGCATTTTTAGGTAAATTGATGCCTTTCGCAATTCATGGTGATGAGGACGGGATTAAAAGGTTGAGAGTCAGTTATGACATTTTAAGCGCATCCAAGCGGTTTAAAGCGTTTCGGCCTTGTATTAAACGATATTTGAACAGTCATATCAGGTCAAAGATACTTGCCGTTCAACCAAATGAATGGGATGTGGCAACTTTGCTGCCTGTTCAACAGTTTAAGGGTGCCACAGCCAAAACGGTGTGGCAAGATTCGGTACACGAAATAAGGAATAATCAAAATGGCAGTTAGTAAATTCCAAGAATTTAAGAACAGTTTTAAAACTGATTTGGCTAGACCAAGCCGGTTTGAAGTTGAGATTATGTCAAAGAATTATGGAGGAATTCGAGCTGCAGATTTAAGGTTACGTTGTGAAACTGCTGAACTACCTTCTCGAACATATGCAACAGCAGAACAAAAGTTTGGTTCAAATCCTGTTGAAAAATTCCCTTATCAAGTACAATTTAACGATTTAAATCTTACATTTATTGTTTCTGATGATATGAGTCCAAAGTACTTTTTTGATGCTTGGATGGAAGATGTGTTGCCATCATTTAAATATAATCCAAATTATAAGTATGGTGATGATGAAGATATATTTGGTGGGTATAGCGGCCTAATTACAGTTACACAATTTGATGTAACTGATTCACCAACTTATAAAATTGAATTAATTGATGCTTATCCTATTACTGTAAATCAATTGGATTTGGATTGGTCAACAGAAGGACACCACAAATTGACTGTAGTATTTGCATATACATACTGGCAGAGCAGTTTGAAATACCCTGGAATAAAAAAATATACTGAAAATTTGTTTAGTAATTATAATCCTAATTCGGAATTGTAAATTTAACTTAATGGAGTGATAATAAAATGGCTTTACCAAAAATTGATACCCCGGTCTATGACCTTGAATTACCATTATCAAAAAAGAAAATACGCTTTAGACCTTTCTTAGTAAAAGAACAACGAAATTTGATGATGGCCATGGAATCTGACGATAAAGAAACAATCGAAAGAAACATTCGACAAGTGTTACATAATTGTACATTGACCGAAGACCTTGTTATTGATAAATTACCTATCATTGATGTTGAATTTTACTTCATCAATCTCCGAGCTAGGTCTGTTGGTGAAGTAGTTCAAAATAGATACCGATGTGAAAATGAGGTTGAAGAAAAAGTTTGTGGCAATTTAATGGATGTTGAATTAAATGTTTTAGAAATACAACCAGATATGACTAATGTTGTAGATGATGTTATTCAACTCAATGATAAAATTAGTGTTAAACTAAAATATCCAGAATTCTCTGTTTTAGAACGTGCCAATAAGTTTGAAAGTGTTACTGATATGGCCTTTGATATGATTGCTGAAAGTGTTGAATACATTTTTGATGGTGAACAATATTACTATGCATCTGAATCAGAACCAGATGAGATTATTGAGTTCATCGAATCATTGAACCAGGATCAGTTTAACAAAATAGAAAACTTCTTCAATAATCTACCAAAGTTAAATAAGAGTATAGAAGTAGATTGTAAAAAATGTGGCTTTCATCATACTATTCATGTGGAGGGTCTAGACTCTTTTTTCGCCTAACATTTCGTCATGACAATCTGAAGAATTACTACAAAACAAACTTTTCATTGATGCAGCACCACAAATATAGTTTGTTTGAACTTGAAAATATGATACCTTGGGAGCGTGAAATTTACGTTGCTATGCTTATACAATACATTGAAGAAGAAAATGAAAAAATTAAGCAAAGACAAAACGCTAAATGATAACAAGAAAAGTCAATAAACAAACATTTGCATGGGACCCTACTGCATTTGGAGGTAAGGGTTACTGGTTTGTTTCTGGTAAAGAAGGTTCATTTGGCCGTGCGGCCAGCAAAGCAGAAGCGGTAGCTCTTGGTAAACCCAAAGACGAAGCTGTCGATGTAAAATTGCCTGCCGAATCAAAACCACAAAAAGACATTTCTGAAGATACTAAAGATGGTTTTGGTAAAATGCAAGAGAAATTTGGCATGGGAAATATTGCAAAAGTTTTAGGTAAAATGAAGGTCATGAAGGCTTTTTCTTTTCTTGGTGGAAAGAAAGGTAATGACCAAATCAAACCACTCAAATCATCAGGTAACAGAAAATTAGGTAGTGTAGATACGGCCTTCTATGCTACAGTTGAAGAAGGTAAAATCAAACGATTAACTAAAGGTGATTCTGTTACCGATGTTGCCGTTAAATTATCTAGTCTTGTTCAACTCTCTTATGAAAAGAAAAAACTGGCCAGAGAGCTTGCCAAGAACTTTGAAAAAGAAACATTTAATGAAGATAAAAGAAGGCATCAAGACTTAATCAATATAATTAAAAATAATAAAATAAAAGAAAAAACCAAAACTGATAAAAAAACAAAAAAAAGTTCTACCAAAGAAGCAGAAGCTACAACTCCACCTCAAACTACATCACTTGCAAATGCTCCAATAAATGCGGTACCAAAATCATCATCATTTGTTTCTAAAGGAGTTGCTGTTGCTACTGGCGCTGCGGCCGTAGCAGTTGGTGTAGGTGTTTTATCAAAAGTTGGTGCTTCAGAATCTCAAGGTAATTATAACGTAATGAATGCTGTTGCCGGTGAATATAAAAATAACACTAATGAAATTAAAGTTGGTAATGCATCATACACAGGCCAAGGATCCTACAGTAAAAATTTAACTGATATGACAATTGGTGAAGTGATTCAATTAGGTAATGACCGTAAGAGTAAACTTGGTGGCGGTGGTGCAGCCGCAGGTAAATATCAATTTATGCCAGTAACATTACAAGAACAAGCTCAAAAAGTATTTGGTAAAGATTGGGCAAATACAAAATTTAGTCCTGAAAATCAAGAGAAACTACAAAGCAATTTATTAGAATATCAAACAAAACAATTAACATCAAGGGGTGTAGAACCATCTGAAGCAGCTATATACATGGTACATTTTTTAGGTAATGGCGGTGCCGCTAAAATGGTATTAGATCCTAGTAATGATGATAAACTAATGGGAAAATTATTTACAAGACTCAATAATTCAAATAATGATACTATTGCGAAAATGACAGTTGCACAATATAAAGATTCATTGTCTAAAAAAGGATTTAGTTTTGGTCCATTACAAGAATCTCAAAACCCAACAGCAGTAGCATCAGCTCCTACTTCAGTTCCTTCTGCGTCACCAACACCACCGCCAGTTACGGCAACAAATATGGGTAAAGCTCCAACGGGTGTTAGAATTACTAGTGGATTTGGATCAAGAACTTTGAATGGTGTAACAAAAGACCATAAAGGTATTGATGTTGCAGCTCCAATTGGAACTCCAATATTTGCTACTGATTCTGGATTAGTTATTAAAGCCGGATGGGAAAATCCTAATAATCTAAAACAAGGATATGGTCAACGAATTCAAATAAAACATGATGATGGTTCACAAAGTATTTACGCACACTTATCTGAAATGAATGTAAAATTAGGAAGCAAAGTAGAAAAGGGAACTGAAATAGCTAAAAGTGGTAACACAGGAGATAGTACGGGACCACATCTACATTATGAATTAATAAAAAATGGCGCAAGAGTAAATCCTGGTAATCAAATGGCTATGGCTACAGTAACTCCAGGTAATATTTCATCAAAATTGGATGTTCTTTTAGCAGAAAATCAAGGTTTAAAATTGAACGGACAACAACCAACTACTTATACTAATAATTCTTCACAAACAACTAAAGTAGGCAATAAATCAGAACCAAGAATTTTGGCTTCTAAAGGTTTACCTGATTATCCTGCATTTGTTGAATCCACAATAGGTTAAATTAGATGGCAAACAAACTACCAATAACTAAAAGACTCGGAGATGAAATCTTTGTTTGGGACCCAACAGCATTCCAAAGTAAAGGATATTGGTATATCTTGGGTAAAACAGGAGCTTATGGTCGACCAGCAAGTAGTGCAGAAAAAATAAAATTAGGTTCACCTTCAAAGGCACAAACGAATCCTGTGTCACCAAAAGTTGTTTTTATGGATAGTCCACAATTATCTCAAGGTAGTGGTAAGGGTAGAAGATATAGAAAAAAAAGAAAACTTGCTGGCCAACAAGATTTTAGAACAGGACCACTAAAAGAAATTATATTTCAAAAATGGTTTAATGATGGCACTCCAATAAGTGAAGCTATTCAACAAGCATTATCAGAAAAATTCAAAGCAAAAGTTGCCACTATAAAAGACAAATTTGATCCATTAAACATGGTCACCAAATTAGTTGGAGATAAAGTTGGTGCTATTATTGGTCGTAAAATGGGTAGAAGTGAGGAAGACATTGAAAGATTTACAGGTTATGGAAATTCAAATAGGGACAATGAGGATGAAAAAGATGAAAGTGGTGGTAAATTAAGACAACTAAAAGGTAAAGGCATTGGTGGAATACCCAATTTAGAAAGAGCAACCTATTCTTCTATATCTGAAGGTCAACAAAAGAGAATGAATAAGGGTTCTGGTCTAGCTGATGTGTTGGCTAGAACTTATAATATTCTCAAAAAATCATATGATGAAGAAAATAAAAAATCTAAAGCAAGTGATAAGTCAAAAGAAACAAAAGATAAATGGCATAGGGAATTAATTGAAGCAATTACAGGTAAAAAAGTAGTTGGTGGTAATAAAAAATTAACCATGTCAAAAGAAGGAGATGCATTTAATCCTTTAGAATTTTTGGAAGCTTTTTTAGAAAAATTTGGTTGGTTAAAATATATTCGTTTAGGTCCTGTGTCGGGTATGCTTAGTTTGTTGGCTCTACCTCTTGTTGCAGCATTCCTATTACAGAAACTTGCCAATAATAAAGATGATGATAAAGCACTTTCTCCAGCCGAAGCTCAAGCTATACTTGCAGGTGATAATGAAAAATTGATTGATAAATCTGGTGGTAGAGAAGCTTTAGAAGATATTATTAAAAACGGCAAACAAAGAGCTCAGGCCGTAATGGATATGCCTGATGGCACACCTGAAGAAAAAGAAGCCAAAGAAAAAGCAATGCGGGATATGGGTGGTGAGAAGAAAGTCAAAAAGATTGCAGAAGATACAAAAGAATATAGTGTTCCTGAAAAAGGTAAAAATTCTGGAATGGTAGACAAAATCCGTTCAAAAAAGGACTATATTGGAACAGGACAATCAGCAGCACAAAATGAAAGAGAATGGAATGAAAGATGGGCACCATATTATAATGATGACGGTACAAAGAAAAAGCCAATTCAA